CGCCGTGCAATGCCTAACCTAATCGCATACGATGTATGTGGTGTACAACCTATGAACGGCCCAACTGGTCTTATCTTTGCCATGAAGGCACGATATGACGGTGGTTCAACTACTAACCGTGAAGCACTATTCGCAGAAGCAGAGACTAACGTTTCTGGCGACTCTTCTGGTACTCACGATTCAGACAACCCATCGGGTTGGAACGGTGTTGACTCTGCTGGTGTTCGTTTAGACGCTCTTGCGGCAGGTGGAATGCCTACTGCTGATGCTGAAGCACTTGGTTCAACTGGTGGTTCTTCATTCAAGGAAATGGGTTTCACAATCGAGAAGCAATCTGTTGTTGCAAAATCTCGTGCGTTGAAAGCGGAATACTCTCTAGAACTTGCTCAAGACCTTAAAGCAATCCACGGTCTTGACGCTGAAACTGAGTTGGCGAACATCTTGTCAACTGAGATTCTTGCAGAGATCAACCGTGAAGTTATCCGTACTGTTAACTCTCAGGCACGTACTGGTGCGTTACAGGCGAATGTTACTTCTAACGGTATCTTCGATCTATCATCTGATGCTGATGGTCGTTGGTCTGCTGAGAAGTTCAAAGGTCTAACTGTACAGATCGACCGTGAAGCAAACGTAATTGCTAAAGAAACTCGCCGTGGTAAAGGTAACGTTGTAATCTGTTCTTCAGATGTTGCAACTGCACTTGCTGCTTCAGGTTCTTTGGACTACAGTCCTGCTATCAACAACAACCTACAAGTAGATGACACTGGTAACACTTTTGCTGGTCTACTTAACGGTCGTATCAAAGTATACATCGATCCATATGCACAAACTGATTACATCACTGTTGGTTATAAGGGTGCAAACACTTATGACTCTGGTGTATTCTACTGCCCATATGTACCATTACAAATGGTTAAAGCAGTTGGTGAAGATACTTTCCAACCGAAAATCGGATTCAAGACTCGTTACGGAATGGCGTCAAACCCATACGTTGGATCTTCTCCGACTTCAGATGGTCTTGCTGCTGCGAAAAGCAACCAGTACTACCGTATCTTCCGTGTGGACAACATCCTCACATAAGAAGTATAAAAATAAGAGTAGGGTTAACCTACCACATTTTAAGGGACTCTTCGGAGTCCCTTTTTTTATGTGTATAAATACAGACGAGGATTAAGTTCTGCGTATCAAGTGGTACGCACCGCAGTTGTGGAAAGGAAACCACAGTCGGAAGTACAAGATAGGAGATTACTATGCGTATAATTGCAATTGCGTTCGCATTGGTTCTGTCTGCTTGTTCAACTGTCGATGCAACTATCGATGGTACTGGTGGTGTTATTAAAGGTGTCGGTTCAGATGTCTTTGGTGTAACTGCCGGTGTATTGGACGTAACATCTAACTTGATTAAAGATGTTGCTACCAAGACTGGCACAGATGCAACTAAACCAGAAGAAGAGTAAAAGGAAAGGGGACTTCATGTCCCCTTTTTTATGGACATTATCTGGTCATTTGTTTAGAAGATTGTCCGTTTAAATGGGACATAAAAAACCCCTCCGAAGAGGGGTAAGAGAGAGATTGGAGCGGAGCAGAGGACTTGAACCTCCATCTTTAGGTTGGACACCTAACGTAATCATTATACTAACTCCGCATAATATGGGTATATTATAACACATAACCCATACTAATGTCAAGCGTTTATTTTCTTAAATTACAACTTGCGTGTACTGCATCACAATTGTCTGGTGATGTTGGGTTACCATCTTTATATAGTAGAACGTGATCGCCATGAATATCTTCACCGAACTCAGGCATACGAGTACCGCAAATAGCACAGATACCATCTTGTTCGAAGTATGACTGTTTTACCACATCACGTGGGAATGTTCTTTGTTCATCAAGTTGTGTAGACTCGTATGTAACCAAAGACATTTCTTTCCATAACAGATCGAATGCAACACAAGTATCTTCTTTACCGTTACCACGCATACGCAACTCGTAAGGTGTAGCAGTCAAACCATCTACACGTAGTTCGTGTTTCTTGAGATTGATGATAGTTTGAATATACGCATTCATGAAATTGATCGGGTCAATCTTGTTACGTGACTTGATCATCTGGGAAACCATCACACAGTAGTTGCGGAATGCCTTGTAAGAGATCATCTCTTTCGCCATAGGTACACCACGCATAGATTGGTTAGCAAAATTCATAACCTTGTCTATGTGACCAGTCTTGAACTCATGTTGGAAATTACGTGATTGGTTCTTGTAGAACTCATCGATAGCGGCACCACCAACACCTTTGGTCTTGTACTGGTCACTCATTACACAATAGATGATTTCTGCAAGAGTCTTATCCACATCTAGTTTTGTGTGTTCACCTTTGTGTATGAACTTTAAGTGGACACCCCCTGCCTTAGTCTGAAAGACTTTGTATGGGTTGAATCTCGACTTCTCTTGTACGTAACGAGACATCTTAGAAGTTATCGCCTGACGTTTCTCTTGTTTGTTCAATCCTGTATGGTTGTTCAATACATGCACAAAACGATCACCTGCTTCTTCGGCAGACAGATCAATGTATACTTGTGCAGACATCTCATATGCAAGGAAGTAGTCACGCACTTCATTCGGTATGTTGCGGTAGTGTTTACCACGCAGATCGTAATCGTAATCGTCCCCAAGATTGAAGAACTCTAGGTCTTCGTCTTCGGGCAATGCAATTTTATTATCAATGAATCGGATGATACTGGTCGCACGTTGTTGACCATCCATGATTTCTGATTTGAAGTCTAGAGGAATGTTTTCACCGAATCGGAAACAAAACTCTGGAATAATAATGTTCGTTGAAAAGAATGACTTGATGAACTGTTGTTGCCATTCATTAGAAGCACGGAAGAATCGTTGATACTCTTTGGGAGAGAAGTTCATACGATCTTTCTGTAGTGCTAAATCTTTGATTGAAAAGTCAATACGGTTGTTGAGTTTTTTTACAGATGAATCTCCATTCATCATCTTTTGTAATATCATAATGTATACCTTTAATTAATGTCTGCTCGCTTGATTGCGACTTGACAAACTATATTATAACAGATCTAACGGATAATGTCAATATCTGTTTTCGTATTCCAAGTCTCTAGAACTGTACGGATTCCGTTTTGTTCCTTCAACTTGTTATATCGTTTGGTTGCTTGACGCTTCCACCAATCGATTTGGTTATCAAGATAGAAACGATCATAGTTTTCTTTCTTGACTAATGTGTCGGTTTCCATATTCAGATATGGGACTACGTTCTCGTACCCAAAGTGAGAATAGAAACTGCGTTTTTGTTGCGTGAGACCTAATGCATGTTCTAGTGTTTGACAGAACTCATCGTAACCCTCTTCACCTCTAAGAGATGACTTGATGATACTCACCATCTTGGTTTGTGCTTTTAGTTTACGTGATGAGGCATCTACAGGCACGAGTGGTTCACCCATCTTATCCTCGAACCATGTGTTTAGGTTTCTGAAAATACCATCGTTGATTAGTGGCAAAAACTTAGAGTCTGTCAACCCACTAAAACGAAGCATAGGTTTCATACCATCATACTGAGACAGTGCTTTGGTAGAACCATACAGACTGGTTGTCTCGAACATACAGATGTTTGCATCATACTTCTTGTTGAGTTCTTCACGTATCTCGTGAGAACAACAGATTGCTGCGAGTAACTTACCACCGAGGTAGTTGAACCCAAATGGTTGAGCAGGAACAATCGCAAAACCCATTATCACAGAATCATTAAATCGTTTCATGACTTCTGGACTCATTGTGTCAAGTGGTTTGCCAAGAAGTTGATTACGTGGTCTGCTATTAATAGTAGGAGAACCGAATCGAATCATACCTACGATTTTACCAGTGTTGGTTTCACGTACAATTTTATTTAACTGTTTGCCTGGAATTGACTTCTCTACTGGTGCAGAAGTCGTTATCTCTAGGTACTGATGAAACGCATCCATTGGCATAGAATCAACTGTAAAGTTCATTTCAGATGGGTGCATATCGAAGTCTGTGAAGAAGTCTTCTTCGGGGCCCATGCCAGGCAAAGTGTACGCCATATCGGCAATACGTTCTAGTTTGATTCCTCTATTGTATTCTGCGATGTCTTCGATCTTTCCGAAGTAATCGTTAAATACACTTGCTGCGTATCGAGCATCTTCTGGTGTTAGTTTCATTTACTTTCCTCATAATATGTTGTACATTATACAGTATATAGCAAAGTTTGTCAACCCCTAATTTAGGGTTTATAACGAGTATAAATAGAAGGGTACAGGAGAACTATTATATGGCAACATTAACCGACAATAAAAATTACTTGCAACCTACTGGATTCCGTGTTATAATAAGTAGGAAAAACTACCCGAACCTTGAGTATTTCGCACAAGGTGTAACACATCCTGGCAGTACAGTTTCTCCGTTAGAATTAGGTACGCCACGTATTACGTCAATACCTTTAGCGGGAGATAAGATAACCTACGGAAGTCTTGCGTTGGATATTATACTTGACGAGAATATGACATCGTACAAAGAGATGCAAGAATGGTTGGAAGGAACAATAAACTCTAACCAGACCACTAACCAAGACGGACAGTTTAATCCGTATCAGGATATTGTGGTGAGTATATTAAGTAGTCACAATAATGCAAATACGCAGATACTATATAAAGACTGTATACCAACAAACATTAGTTCTATACAGTTACAGGCGAATACATCTACCGTGCAGTACTTAACATTCAACGTGGAGTTTAGATTTTCGTCATTTGAATTGAGATAATATGCATTTTATTGAATTGAAGAATCCAAGAGTTCTTGATATATTAGAAAGGTTTCGTTATTTGTATCGTGATAAATATGACATCACCGAAACCAACCCACCTCTGTCTGACATGCTTGGACGTGGGG